TCACTTGTTTAGCTTGTTTATTTCATTCCTGGATTGCTCGCCATGAATCCACCGGCTATAAATTTTGGTGAACATCAGCAGGCTATGCCCAAGTTGGTTAGCGGCAAATGCTGGGTTAATGCCATTCATAAGCAAGATGGTCGCATAGGTGTGACGCGTATTGTATGCCGGGCGATGGCGTATATAGGTCGCTTGAGTCGCACTACGCATTACTGAGCGCATATTGCTTTCGTGGTTCCAGTGATTGCCGTCCGCTTTCACAAATACATACTCATTACCCCGGTTCAATGCCCTGGCGTTTTTAAACGCTGATAGCGCATTGTCATTTAGGTACACCAGGCGCGATTTTGACGTTTTGGTTTTATTCTGCAGTATTCCCCTCACCCGCCCTTTGGTAATCGACATAGTGCCCTTTTCAAGGTCCACGTCAGACCATAGCAAGGCTATCATTTCGCTTGGACGCGCACCGGTCCAAAATGCCACTTCAAAATACCAGTAAAGCATGATATCGCTGGCATTCTCTTTTATCCACCCTAAAAGCTTCGTCATTTCATCTTCAGTAAATGGATCAGGCTCTTCTTCTTGAAATTTCTTGTTTTTTATTCGCTTGGTCGGCAAGTCGTCGATGACTTCATCTTCAAATGCCAATTCAAACACACCCCGTAACGGTATCAATGCATTGTTAAACGTTTTCTCGGTGTTGAATGATAGCTCATTGATGCGCTGGCGAATAATTGCTGGCGTGATATCTTCGACAGCCATCAAGGCAAATGCTGGCATCCAGTGGTTGGTTAGGATGCCTTTGTACTTGCTTCGCGTGCTAACATTGTCGGAGTTAAGGTTATCCAGGTACATTTGGGCATAATCGGCGAACGTGGGGCGCGTGTCTGACAGCTCAGGCAAAATGCCACAGGCGAGATTGATATCATCGTCTGTGAGCACACCCCATTGTTTTTTGTTGATCAGTTCAGCACGGGTATTGTACGCTGCACGGATCCCTTCGACCGTCGCGGGGTTGGGTAGCGTGATCCAGCGCCGTTTGCCGTGGTGGTCGATGAAGTTGATTTGCACGGCATTTTCTCTGACGCGGACGCCCTCGGGTAATTTACGTTGGCTAGTTTGTCGCACCATTGATAGAACTCCTTTAGGCTGTAGATATATGACTTACTACCAGGCAATAGCTGGCAAATATTTAGGCCTAGTTTGTGCCAATTTTGGCGATGGTTATGGATAGTTTTTGGTGAGATGCCAGTAATTTGGCAAAATAAGTCTTTACCCACCCAATCAAGATTTACCACATCCCCTGTGGCAGGCGCTGTGTTAATCGCTAGGTTCGTCATCATTCTCTCCTACTTCTTCAATATCCATCCCACAGTATGGGCAATACTCAAAACCATTCCCGCGAACATCACCAAAATCAAAATTCTGGTAAAAATCATCACAACCAACTTTATAACGACTGCCAAATACGCAATCAGGGTCTTTTGTCCATTCGCAATGCGACTGGTCTTTATAGCCAAAGGTAACGACTTTATTGTCTTTAAAATAGGAGCCAAGCTGTTCACCCAGGGCAAGTAGTTCGGCATTTGACATTTTTTCTAAGTCAAATACAGCTCGTACAAATGGGGGTCTTTTACTCATGCTGATTTTCTCCGATGTGGTCTATAATTGGTAACATAGCAATCTTTGCACTGAGCTACATATAACTGTTGACCGCGTAAGCCTTTGCCATTTCGATAAAAGAACTCTTTATCAATTGGGTAAAACTCACCACAACAAGTACACTGCTTCTCCATGCCAAGTTCAGTAAGTTTTCTTTTGCCAGGAATGCCAATTGTCATGCCACTTCTCCAAAAATATCCAGTTGTTCACCTTGCAGGCGCTTTTGCTCATTCTTGTATGCTTCGTACGCAGCTTCAATTTTGGCAAGGCGCTTTTCACGGTCACCGCTAATACGGTCAACCAATCCAGCAAACCGGACTGCTGTAGCTGGCATGCTGATGCTTGCCTTAATCGTTAGCTGCTCCCATTCTTTGATGATTTTTGCCTGTGTGTCGTTATCAAGCTCAAAAAACCGTTTACGAGCTTCACGCCATGTGCTAGCGTGGAAATCACGAGTATCTTGGGTATCGGCATTAAAAGCAGCTTGGCGACGCTCATATTCAGCCTGAGCATTAAAGTCTTTGATTGGTTCAGCTGTAATAAGCTCAGCAAGCAATGGTGCTTTTTGCTGCAACTTCTTCGCTTGGCGGACTGGCTTGTGGATGGCCATAGTGATTTGACGTTTAGTCAAACCACCATTCATGCCATAAGTTTCGCCAACGCGGTACGGGTAGCGTTTGAATTTAATCATGGATGCCTCTAACATGGTATCTCGTATCGGCTGGGTGAGGCGTTCTCATTTTTATTTGCCACCGCCCATAAAATATCTTTTTTTACATGTGCAGCAATTACCTTGCTGACACCTTGACTGGTCTCATCCGTTTTATCTTGAGCAGCCATAAATTCATCAATGGATTTATCAAGCTCCTTTCCCAAATTGTCACCAGATAAGCGAATCAAGGTGATCGTCATGATTTCATTTTTAACATCTTGAAATGCCTTTTTGATAACTTCTTTGCCTTCAGCCATTGCTAATAATTTTTCTAAACTCATGGTTTTCTCCGGATTCGTTTGTTTGGTTTGATGGCTGGCAAGGTTAGTGCCTTTGCCAGCTTTTTAAATTCTTCGGTTAGTTCTACCATTCTTCGACATAGCCCTCGTCTAGGTCATCCGCCCAAGTATCTACTTCGCAACCATCTGGGCAAGTGAATGTATGATGATTTGGCTTGCTTGGTGCATGCTCGATGAATTCACCGCAATCAGCGCAGTGAATCGCCCAGGCTTCGTACATTTCTTCGTATTCGATGTGACTGCGTGGCATGGCTAGACCTCGATGACTTCAAAGAAATTGCCACGCTTTTTAGCGGTCAATTCTGCCATTTTGTCATGAGCTGCTTTGATGCTATCAAAGACACCGTGGAAGATTTGGGCATTATTGACAATGAACAGATTGCGATAAGTCACGCCACGAAAATCAACCCAGTTGCTAAGTGGTTCGCGGGCGCGTCTCATCACTTGGCAATCGCTTTCTTCAAGCTCTTCACCTTCATCATCAACCCAAATATCTTTTGCCAGTACAGGTTCTTGACCGGTACCATCTTGGGCAAGTGATAATGTGCAATTTTCAATCAGTAAATAATGTTTGGTAGCGATTGGTGGCGGTTGTAATTCAAATTCTTCTTCGCTTTCAGCCACTGGCGCGGTTTCAATTGCTTGACCGTGGCTTGACTGATGATCAGGTAAAGCCGCAAAATCAGGATGCAGATGCTCGTCTGCATTATCAGACTGTGGACGTTGACGCAATGAAGTTTGCCAATTAATGAGACCTTTTATGTACCCAGTGCTTTCTGTTAGGCCAATGCTGCTCCAAATGGTAGCGCCCAAAACTGGCTTATTTTCATGCCATTTGGCTAGATTATCTTTATCAACAGTACGGTAATTCGCCCATTTTGGTGCTATAGACCAATCAAGGTCGATATCCGTATTGATATCTACCAAGCTATCGTGGTTATCTACCAAGCCAGGCTCGTTATCTACTAAGCTAATATGGGGAGCTACATCACTAACAGGGGAGCTTACCTGGTGAGCTTGGGTGTTAAGCTCCTCATCTTGCATATTTACTGGTGCATCTTGGGTATTACCGCCGTTATCTTGCATATTACCGCCGTCATCTTGTTTGACTGGATGATCGATGGCAGTGGCTAAATCATCAAAATTATCATCGAGATCACCTTCAGCAGTTTCGTTGACTGGCGCGACAAAGTTTTGACTACATGGCAAGTGCCAAAGCCCATCATCAGATTTTTGAGCGCCAACCAATGACAGTGCGCTATATAGTGAAGATTTGGCATAGCCAGTCTTTTGCATTAATTCGCCAAATTCGATACCCAGCGGATAATCCTGCATGGCTTCTTTGATTTTTTTGATAGCCTTTTTTGCTTTATCAGAATGTACGATTGCGGCCATTACACTTCTCCATAGGTGATGATTTGTTGAACTTGGGGTTGGGTTTCATCTTGCGCATCTTGCATCAAGATTTGCTCAGCGACTTCAGCGTTTTTGGCAGCGATGAAGTACTTGTATTCTTTACCGTTCTGGCGATAGTCGATGCGATAGCGGTTTTGGTGCATGATTAATCCTTTGTTTGGTTGTGGGCGAGATAGTCGATGTGACTGGTGATAACTTGGTCTTGCCCTTTTTGCTCAGCCTCTAGCGCACGGACGCCAAGTTGAGCAAAGAGAAGACCGAATAAAAAAATGGCGGCGAATGCAACAAGGTCAATGGATTTCATTTTTAATTGCCTGTGTCGTTGTGATGTTTAATTATAAGCATACTTATATTATAACGTCAATTAAAATATAAGTATATTTATAATTTTACTTATATTTACTTTTATTTTGGCAATAAAAAAACCGCTAATTGTTAGCGGTTTTGTTGTAAGATTTATAATTATTTAATAAAAACAACCTTGCTGATATACGCACCATCCTTGGTACCAAGTTTTAACTGGATAAGCGAATTGCAGAGCAAAGACAATATGATGATACTGCCAAGTATGTAAATCTGTTTTATTGACTACGACCATATCATTAATGCTTCCATTCAAGTCCAGATGTCTCGAAATCAAATTGCGTTTTTGGTTCGTTAAAGAAAGGTGCTTCAATAATTACTTTTTTTGAGGATTTTAATTTTTTAATAAAAGCATCTTTTGATGACGCTAAGAATATAACATCGGTTTTGCCAGCCTCTGCTTCATTAGCATGATAAGTTTTGACTGGCTCATTATCGAATTTAATAGAAAGTTCGCAGCCATCTATGCCACAATGAAATTGTCCCTTATCTATAGCAAACATCACTTCATTACCTTCGCCAGTATTCCGTACTATGATTTTTAGGTGAGATTCGCCATTATAAGGAAATTGAAAGTTAGCGCTATTTGATGAATTTAAGTACGCAAAATAGGACTTAGTACCACGCATTTTATCTGTATCTTCATCATACTGCCATTTAACAGAATCTTGTTGTGTGATAGGTTCACTTGTTGAAGTGGCTGTAATTTGCTTAGTTTGTTCATTCGAGGATGGCGTATTATTGCTAGTTGATGCACTAAAGATGCCCCATAAAAATGGCAAGCCGAAAAAGGCTGCAATAATCCATACAATAGGCGATGTTTTCTTCTTGAATTTTTGCCCACAATTTGGGCATTGAGTTGCCGTTGAACTCACTTGATGATTACAGGTACCACATGTCATTAACTTAGCCATATATAATTCCTTTACATTTGCATGAACACGTAACGCACTCGACCAAACATGGCGAAATGCTCAAAGTTTTCCTTGTTTATCTTGTAGTCAGGGTAAATATCTTTATTGCCGTGATCAGACTTTAGAGTAACCGAGCCATCGATATTTTTGATAGCTCTTTTACAAATCATCTCACCATTAGCGTTAAATACATAGATTTTATTACTAATTAAACTATCAAAAGATGCTTCATTGGTATTAACCAATATGACGGTACCACAAGGTATTGTATAACCCATGCTATCGCCACAAGCATGCATCAAAATTAAGCCTTTACCGTCAATTGGCAATCCATTAGCTCGCAAAAACTCAACGGTAAACGTCTGTGTAAATGCTTCGGGATAATCATCATTAGAATAACCTGGTCCGCAACTTGCCTTTATATCCAAATATTTGATTTTCACTAATGGGTACTGAGTTGATTGCCCGATAATTATGTGCTCATAGTCGCCAATCGGCGATTTATCGTTTTTATCAGTCTCATCATTCATCTCACCAATGCCACTACTAAGCCATTCAGGATTAACCTTATATAAAGAAGCCAATTCAACAATCTTACTAGTGCTTTTACTAACCCCTCTTTCTAATTCGCTATAAGCGGGTTGTGAAAGCCCCGTGATAGCTTCTGCTACTTTGGCTTGGGTTATACCAGCATTCTTTCTAGCTAATTTTAATCTGTCTTTAAGTTCCATAGCGCACTCCTGCGGTAATTATATAAGCGTACTTATATAAGAATCAAACAAGCAAAGCTTGCTAAAAAATAAGTAAACTTATATAATCAAAGTGAAAATATAAGCAAGGTTATTCTATGCAAAAGCAAGACTCACAAATTAAACGCTTAATTGGTTTCTTTGGTGGTCAAACAGAGACTGCCAACGCAATGGGTGTTAAGCAGCCTGCAGTTAGTAGTTGGCTAAACGGCTCAAGTAAGATTAGTGAATTCAATGCAATGAAAGCCGAGAAACTAACAAATGGTGAAATTAAAGCCGTTGATTTATGCCCCAAATTAGCTGATCTCACTATCTAACTAAGCAAACTATAACCCCAGCGTAAAAATAAAAACACGTTTAAATTCACAGCAATAAACGAGAAACAATATGAACGTCAAAGACGCCGCCTGGCACACTGCACATGATTATGGATTTGAAGAACTGGCTAGCCGCATGGGTATCAAGTCCGCTCAGGTCCTACGCAACAAAGTCAACCCAAACTGTGACACCCATCATCTACACATCGACCAAGCCGTGACTATGATGAGCCTTACCGGTGATTTTCGTATCGCTGAAGCGATGGCTGGCGAGCTTGGCTGTGTCTTTGCTCAAGTACCTACGCATGACATCACCAGCGAAAACGTACTTGGCTTGATACTCGAGGCGACTGGCAAAAACGGCGATATCTGCCAAGCCTTTCATCGAGCGATGGCCGACGGCGTCATCACCCCTAATGAAGAGGCAGAGATGTTGAGCATCATCAACCAACTGCAGTCGCACCTTTACAAACTATCTGAGTGCATCAAAAAGACAAAATCATGACCAAATCAGCCACTCAGTACATCATCAATGCAAGTGAAGACGGTATCACAGTCAAAGTTGACTTTGCACGTCATCACCAGGACAAACAGCCTTGCTTGCATCATAACGTCAGCTTTAACCGACGCGATGATGAGCTCACTTGCTTAACGTGTGGCGCTAAGGTCAATCCGATTGCTTGGATTGCTGATCATGCAGAACAGATTTATCGCCAAGCGACTCGACCACCTATGCCACCTAGACCAGAGAAATAAGGAGATATCAATGGCGCATAACCATCAAAACGTTTGCAACTTCTGCAATAACACTAGCGATACTTGTTGCTCTGAAGCAGATAAAGCCAACAAAGCACTTCATATCATCGATGCTCAGGACGAACATCATCATGATGAAGCGGATGCCCACGTTTTTATGCTAAATGGCTTGCTGGTCGCCAAAGATGTCGTGATGCCACTTGAGCAAGGTGGTAACTAACCATGCAAATCGTAACTACTAGCCAAATCGTAGAAACCCTTTTAACAAAGGGCGAGTTAGTGTTGCCAGACTTTGGCGAAGGCAATCGCATCAAAATACAACAGCGCATGTACCAGGCAAAAAAACAACTTGCGAAACAAGGTATGGGTGTGATGCCAGAGTACGATGGCTACTTTATTAAAAGCTATAAGTTACTGTCTGCTAATCATAAACCTAGCCATGCATCTACGACCTGTAAGCAAGTCATGCAGTCTAGCGTCAATCTAAATGACAAATCAGCAATTTATAAAGTCATACATAGCAAGATTGTCAAAATGAATAGCAAGCGCATCCTAGAGTCTGAGCTAAAAGGATTCAATAACCGCGAAGTTTTACAAAGCGTTTTAACCGATATTGGGTACAGAAAGTACAGAGGCGTGTGGCAAAAATAAAAAACCCAAACGACGGCAATCGCTTGGGTTTCAGTATCAATCAATAAGGAGATATGTATGAATGATTTAGCGATATTAAAACAAACGGCGCAAACAATGTCAAGCCGAGAAATCGCACAGCTATGTGAAAAACAACATGGACATGTTTGCCGTGACATTGAACAACTCAACCAAACCTATGAGCAAATGGGCTTATCCAAAATTGGACAGGGGTATTATACCCATCCAAGTACAGGCTCACAGCAACATCGTGAATTTTTACTCACCAAAGAACAATCAATCGACCTGGTGACTGGCTACCGCGCTGATATCCGTATTCGTATCAATCGCCGATGGGCTGAACTTGAAGCCCAGAACAATGCCCCTGCCCTACCCAACTTTGCTGACCCAGTACAAGCTGCACGTGCATGGGCAGATGCCATGGAGCGCCAGCAACAAGCCATTGCTCAAGTGGCTGAGCTACAACCCAAGGCGCAAGCGCTTGAAGTTATCAGTCACTCTACGGGTTCGCTTGGCATTCGTGAAGCCGCCAAGGCAGTGGGCATGGGTCAAAACGAATTTGTTGCATGGTGCACCGATAAGAATAAACCAGTTACAAGCCGATTCATGTACCGTGATGATGCTGGCGTGTTGCATGCCTATTCTCATCGCATCGATGCTGGCATGATGACCGAAAAACTTAATACCTTCGTTGGCGGTGATGGTCGGGACCGCTCAGCGCCTCGGGTTAAATTCACCCCAAAAGGCATTACCCATATTGCCAAAATGCTTAAATCTAAATTTGAGGTTGTTGCTTAATGAGTCACTATAAAACAATCCAAGCCTTAGGCACACCAATAGTATTGCATAGTGGTATCACTAAGATGCTTGGCAGTATCACAGCCAGTTGCTTACTCAGTCATATCATGTACTGGGCGGACAAGACAGATAACCCTCTTGGCTTTTATCGTACGCTTGATGAATTGTATGCAGAAACAAGCCTTACCGAAGGTGAGCTACGTGCTGCCCGCAAAAAGCTTGTGAGCTTAGGTATTATCACTGAAACATACAAGCGCCTTGAGCATCGTCTGTATTTTAAATTCAATGCTGATAAGTTTGATGAATTATTTAGCATTCATTTAGCGACTTGTGAAAATCACATTTCCCCATCTGTTAATTTAACAGGTGGCGAAATTGAAAAAGCTATTTCCCCAAATGATAAATTTACAGATGGGAGTGTGATAAATTTACAGGTCGGGAGCGGTAAAAACAACAAATCGTTATATACAAAGATTACTACAAAGAATACAACAGAGAGTGAAGGCACACCCGCACAAACTTCTGGTTTAGTCAAAAGCTCAAACGACAAGCAAGCATCTGATAGCAAACAATCAAAGTTGATTAAACCAGATGATATCAGCGAACAAGTTTGGCAAGACCTTTTGAAATTCAGAAAACAAAAGACTCGCTCAGATATGACTGTCACTGCCTGGAATAGAAATTTTAAGCAGCTGCTTATCGCAAATCAAGCCACTGCTCATAGCCTTGATGATTTAATCGCCTTCTGGATTGCGCAAGGTTGGCAAGGTTTTGAATCTGAATGGTATCTCAATCGCCAAGGACAAGCTGCTCAGCAGACCATTGGCGTCAACAAGCCAGCCACCAACAGCTTTTCAGCATACGGACTTAATTATCTAGCGCTTGGCACCATGACAGCCAAAGAAACATTTGAAGCTGTGATGGCAAAGATGGGCAGAATGCACACATTTGAAGAAGCCTATCGTCTGCTCAAAGATGAATTATCGGGGGCAGTGGCGTGAAAGCGTTAACCACCCTTGGCTATCAAGTCTTTGCCTTGCAGCGTATTGAAGACGCGCATAAGCAAAAGCAGTGGTCAGGAAAAATTAGGATGGTTAAAGACAACCCATTCTATGACCAGTATTTTAAGTGGCATCGTGGATGGCAAGACAATGGATTGGCGATTGACCACGATATGGGGAATTTAATTATAAAGGAGTCGTAAGTGTTTAATCAGTACAAATGTGTTTGTGGTTCAAAGTTGACGTCATCGAACGATATTTTTATGGGTAAATGCGAGAAGTGCCGAAAGCGACCATTAGAAATAACATTCAAGACTGCCAATCCTAATCCGGCGAAAACTAACAAAATTATTTCAGCAATCATCAAGTCACACTTTGGAGAATTTAATTGATCATCATAGGAATCGATACTGGTACCAAGACGGGCTTTGCTGTAAATCATGACGGCGATATTACCCAGTTAGCAACTCATGGGATCATCAAGGCGATGGAGACTGTGTTAAGAGTACGCTCGCAATTTGCTGATGACCTAGTGATTTGTATCGAAGACACACGCCAGCGCAAATGGGTGCGTCATGATGTAGGACGTGAGCGTCTTAAAGGCGTTGGCTCAGTCAATCGTGATGGCGCAATCTGGGAAGAGTTCTGTGAGTATCACGACATTCCTTATTTATTGGTACCGCCAGCACATTTGGTTGGCTTAACTAAAATGACGGAAAGAGACTTTCGTGAGCGGACCGGTTGGACTGGCAAGCGTCCAAGTGAGCACGCCCGTGATGCTGGTATGATGACATGGAAGTATCATCGCCTGATTACCAAAGGCATGGTTAAAACACCAAAGAAACCATCGGAGATTAAATCAGCGCAATCGGCTCAAGGTAAAAAAGGCACATGATGCAATACACCAAGTTTGACCAGCGCAAACCTTTTACACTCATTGAGGTCAAAGAATTACTTGATGAAAGCTTTGAATTGAAAGAGCGTAAAAGAAAGTCAAAATTTAAAAAACATCGTCACAGTAAGCAAAGGAAAAATAAATGAAGAGTGATATTTTGAGGAAACGTTTTGGCCAAAGTCGCTTACTGAATCTTGAGGCGCTTGAATGGCTAGAGTCAACTATGCATGCAAAAACGGTCAGGTTTGATATTGGCAAAGGTGGTGGCACACCTGAGGTTACATGGGAGGACCGATGCGCAGCTGTGGCCATGATTAAGTCCAAGCCGGCACGTGCGTTGGCAAGCTTACTTATCTGGGGATATGATCAAGACCAATTTGATATTGTTGCTCATCATTTAGCGGGCAAGATGAGCGCCCAAGCTCGAGCGGATAAAAAGGCTATGCCCAAAGGTTGCCCCTACTCTATCGACGAGATGGCAGGCAAGATGGCGCAGATGGTGCTTTATTTTACTCTGTATGATTTGTGGGAGCTTTACACTGTACAAGGGCGCCTGGTGTTCAGTGGAATTAATATGAATGATCGCACATATAGCAATCAACTACTTGGTTATCAGCGCTTAATGATGGAGGTTATAAAAGATTTGACGTGCGTGGTGAATCAAGATATTAAATATTACAAAGATAGTTTAAAAAAAGGCTCAATTTGAGCCTTTTGATTATTTACTAAATGGGTTGCTAACATTTGAAATGCTGGCGGATGATTTGCTGCTTGTACGTTTAGACGAAGTTGCTTTTGTGACTGTCGTTGGTTGAGAAGTGTTACCACAAATCTTTTTAGAATGACTTATGGAGCCATCGTTACACATAAATTTCCCATCAGTTGTACAAGATTTTATACCACCTTTACTACCCGAGCAAGGTTGTTTCCCACGACCAGCTTCAGCTGGTATAGATGCTAACCCGCATAATAAAGCAATTGATAATAAAGTAAATTTTTTCATGGTTTAGGTTTCGCTTTTGGTTAAAGATAACTACAATATAAATTATTTACTATTAAAAAGGTACTGTTATGAAAAAGATATTTTTAGCGTGCTGCATTAGTTTGGCTTCATTTAGTGCTATTGCTGGTGCAGGTGAATATGAGCATAGATTTAACGAAACCAAACAAGAAGATGATTATCGATGGACAGGTTTTGATGATGTGCCTTCTAATTATGATAATAATATAAGATTGGGTAAAATATTTGGTATGCGATATAACCCGAATAAATCAAGTTTTACCGATTTTAATATATATATGCGATTTAGCAATGTTTATAGAGACAAGACTTATTTATCTTGTGGTAGTCCAACTTGGATACTAGATGGCACGCCTTACTTAGATGTTAAGCAAAAATCATATAAAGATGATGATGGTAGTTCATCGTTTACGTTTTTAACAAGACAAGATTTTGAAAACTTTACTAAGGCATCAAAAATAGATTATAAATTATGTGGTAAAAACTACTCTTTAGATAAATATGAAATAGAAGGCTTGCAAAGAGTTTATCGAGAGTATGCTAAGAATCATCTTTAAAAATTTACTAATTCAAGTACTCGGGTTATTAAGTATAAATATAGTCTTGACCCATACCGCACTGTGATGTATCATTCGTATAGAGTCAAATTTTATCTAAAGCCACCGGTTAATCGCCAGTGGCTTTTTTGTTGCCTGAAATTTAAGGATTGAACATGGTACGCAATGACAAACATGCCAAACAATTGATTGAGAAACGCCAACAATCACAAAAGAAAGGTTTGCCAAATGCAGTCAAACGTTACATGAAGCGGACTGGGTTTAAACCAAACCCGCGCATGTTGAATGGCGATATCTGATTTATTTGTGCTTGATGTCTGCAACTGTTAATCAGCCAATGCAGCTCAAGTACTTCTTTATAGCCTGCAAGATGACAACTTGTAGAACACACCTTAGCGTAAATCCATCCGATTAGGTGATTTAGTCACGCCGCCTACTAACTGACGAAAATAAATTATTCTTTAGCCTTGTGTGTTAGGCGAACAATAATTTATGAGTAGAGCTTGGCTCCCTAAAGAGCTTTTAAATTTAAGGTCTTAGTTCAGTGGTAGAACAGCGGACTCCAAACCCGCATGCGTAGGTTCGATTCCTGCAGACTTTGCCAACTACCTTGCCAGCCATGAATCCTCACATGGCTGGCTTTTTTATTTCTGGATTCGATATGACTGAACATGCTGTGTTGTTTGAGAACGCTGACATTGTTGGCAGTGGTGATGGTTGGGTGGCTTACCTAGAAGAAGGTAAGTACTCATACGTTATCTATGGTGAGTCTGAAGATACCGCCTACATTGGTGAAGGCGACACTGTCGAAGAAGCTAAAGCGCAAGCTGAAGCAATGGTCAATGAGTCAAAGTAATGAGTCGTCCATGCCGCCATTATGGCTGCCCTAACCTAGTCAAATCACGTAGTCAGCAAGGCTACTGTGACGAACACACGAGCGAACGCACTGGCTGGTCAAAGCGCCAGCAAGTCAAAGGCAATACGACTGAGCGCGGTTATGGTCACGCTTGGCGTCAGCTACGTGCCCAAGTCCTTGAGCGCGATGGTTATCTTTGCCAGGCATGCAAAGCTAAAGGACGCATCACGCCAGCTACCGACGTTGACCACATCGTCAACAAGGCAAGCGGCGGCACCGATGAGATTGACAACCTTCAGGCACTTTGTAAGCCTTGTCACAAGGCCAAAACTCAAGCTGAATCCGCCGCTGGTGGCGGGGGTGGGTGAAAAGTTCAGAGGGCAAACCCCTGGTGACCGCCCCCCTCCTAAGATTTTTACGCACGCGAAATTAAAAGTTTAACTGGTTGACGATAGGTTGATTTTATGATTGGCATTGCACCCATGAAGGACGGTGGTTTCGGCTTGGTTGATTTAGAGACCGGCAAGATTTTACCGGGCCAAATGGAAGTTAAGTTTGATGGGTATAAACCTGGGATGCAGCCACCAGATTTGCATGTGACTTTTCTAGTGGACTGGCGTAATAATGGCCAAGGCTTACCATTTGCCTTGCTTGACAAAGATTCAAACGCTCATGTAGTGGACAGTAAAAAAGAGTAAAGGTTATGGGTGGAATTGCATCGGTACCGGGTCGTGGGCGCAAGGCAAAGCCAACCGAGATTAAACGCGCAGATGGTAATCCTGGTAAAAGACCACTCAATAAAAATGCGCCTGACTTTACCGAGGTCGTGGACATTGCCCCGCCACTATATTTCGAGGGGCTAGAATTTGCACCGGTAATTTGGCAGTCAGTTGTGCCAGAGCTGCTTAAAAATGGCGTACTACGAATTACAGATATGCATAACGTCGAGGCGTTTTGCATGGCTTATGAGAACTACCGTAAATGCCAACAGGAAATTGTTGAAAACGGAGTGACTGTTCAAGGGGCAATGGGTGGTCCAATTAAAAACCCCGCGCTCACTGGTATCAACGAGGCCATGAAACAGATGGCAACTTTCGGCGCCCTACTCGGTCTTGATCCATCTTCTCGTCAACGACTAACTGGCAACCAAGACAAGAAAAAAACCAACTCTTTTGCGAGCGTGCTTGATATGTAACTACTTTGCGAGACGTTTATGACAGCTTATCCAAACGTCGATATCGCAAATAAGTGGGCGAAACAAGTTGTAGCAGGGAAAGTACCCGCTTGTAAATGGGTAGTTTTGGCGTGCCAACGCCACCTAGACGATTTAAAAAAATCTAAAAGTCGCGATTATCCGTATAAATTTGAGCCTAAATTAGCCGAAAAAAAGATACTTTTTATCGAGCTTTTGCCCCATACCAAGGGCGAATGGGCGCTCAAGCGTCAAAAAATTCAGCTTGAGCCATGGCAAAAATTTGGTATTGCCGTCACGTTCGGCTGGGTGCGCAAAAAAGACGGTTATCGTCGCTTTCGTGAAAGCTATTGGGAAGTGCCGCGTAAGAATGGCAAGTCTGCAATCGCTGCAGGCGTGGCGCTCAATATGTTCGCCAATGATGGCGAGTTTGGCTCCGAGGTGTACTCGGGTGCGACCACTGAGAAACAAGCCTGGGAAGTTTTCAAACCGGCGCGCTTGATGGCGTTACGCTCACCAGAGCTTATCGAAGCCGCTGGCATACAGATTAATGCGGCAAGTCTTGAGCGCCCAGAAGACGGCGCTATTTTTGAGCCGATTATTGGCGATCCACCTGATGGCCAGTCACCGCATTGCGCGATTGTCGATGAGTACCATGAGCACCCAGACAGCCGCTTGTATGACACCATGCAAACGGGTATGGGTGCACGTCGCCAACCGCTTATTTTCACTATCACTACCGCTGGCTACAACATCGAAGGCCCATGCTATGACTTGCGCAGTCGCGTGCAAGATATGCTCCTTGGCACGGTACCTGACGATGAGTTGTTTGGTTGGATATGGACCATCGATGAGGGCGACGATTGGACAGATCCCAAAGTTTTGGCTAAAGCCAATCCAAACTTTGACGTTTCAGTTTATGAAGACTTCTTAATATCGCAACAAACCAAAGCGATTAACAACGCATCACGTCAAAACAGCTTTAAGACAAAACATTTAAATGTTTGGGTCAGCGCTCGTTCTGCATTCTTTAATATGGAGCACTGGAAGAAACGCGCTAATCCTGACCTTAGGTTTGATGATTTTGAAACAACGCCTTGTTTAATGTCTATCGATTTGGCGTCAAGAATCGATATCGCTGCTCGAGTAAACCTGTTTTACTGGGTAGATGAACAAGGATTTATTCAATATCGAAGTATATCCCCATGGTTTTATTTGCCTGAAGAAACTGTTTTTGCTAACGATGAGAAAGAATCTGGCACACAGAAGATGTACCAAAAATGGCAGAACCAAGGGCTGCTTGAAGTCCATGATGGGGCAGAAAACAATTTTAAATTAATTGCCCAGGATCTAATTGCTGATGCTGGCAAAGTACCATTGTCAGAAGTACCGCATGATGAATGGGGCGGTTTTCAAATCGCTAAAGATATTGAAGAGGCTGGCTATGATGCAGTCAAAATACCCAAGACGGTTAAGACGTTTTCGCCAGCCATGCGTGAGCTCGAGGCGGCATTAAAGTCTGGTCGCTTCCAACACGATGGTAATCCGATTTTAGGTTGGATGGTAGGTAATGTCGTTTCTAATGAAGACGGCAATAGTAACGTATTCCCACGTAAACACACTAACGCTAAGAAGATTGACGGTGCAGTGGCTTTACTGATGGGTATAAGCCGTGCGATGGCATTGGCTGGCGTGGATAACAATGACGATGATTTTTATGACAACCCAATTGTAGTAGGTACTTAATGTTTAATATATCTAAGCCGGCTAAGCGAGCTGTCAATGCGGCGCTGACATTCTTGGGCTTGGATGGACAGCTAAGCCTGGAGCCAAGCTCAAACTTTCAGCCGAATCGTACATCAAGCGGTAAGACTGTAACCGTCGATGCAGCATTGCAGCTTAGTACCGTTTGGGCTTGCGTGCGCTTTGTATCTGAAACCGCGTCAACGTTGCCGCTAAAGTTGTATGAAGAGCAGTCAGACGGCGGTCGCGTTATTGCCAGAAACCATCCTCTTTATAACGTGCTGTGTAAGTCGCCCAATTACGAGATGACGCAAAGCCGCTTCATGCAGTTTGTGATCGCGTCAATCTTGCTTTGGGGCAATGCGTACGTCGAGAAAAAGTGGAATGTGACTGGCAAGCGGATTATCGCGCTTGATCCATTGCTGCCACAGCACATGCATGTTACCCGCAACAAAGCCACTGGTAAGCTTGAATACCGCTATACCAAAGATGGGGAAACACGACTCATTGATGAAAAAAACATCATGCACATTCGTGGATTTGGCATCGATGGCGTCATGGGTGTGTTTACCATCGACAAGGGCCGTGAGACGTTTGGTACTGCAATGGCCGCTGAACAGTCAGCAGGCAAGTTCTTCGAGAATGGCTTACAGACATCTGGCTTTTTATCAACCGAGTCTACGCTTAAAGAGCCACAGCGCGTAAGCCTTGAAGGGCATCTTCGCCGCTTTATGGGCAGTAACAATGCCGGTCGCGTGATGGTGCTTGAGCATGGAATGACCTACCAAGGTATTACCATGAACCCTGAAGCAGCGCAAATGCTACAGACGCGCGCGTTCGAGGTTGAAGAAATTTGCCGGTGGTTTCGCGTACTGCCGATCATGATTGGCCACTTCGACAAACAAAGCAGTTGGGCGTCATCTGCTGAAGCCCAAGACGTGCAAATTCTCAAATACACATTCCGGCCCTTACTGGTCAACATCGAGCAAGAAATATCACGCTGTTTGATTGGGGCGGTGGAAAGTGACCGGATTTATCCACAGTTTAACGTCGAAGGCTTATTGCGCGCTGACAGCGTGACACGCTCAAATTACTACAATTCAAGCCTGAATAACGGCTGGATGAGTCGCAACGAAGTACGCGCTAAAGAGAATTTACCACCAATCGAAGGCGGTGATACTTACACAGTTCAATCCGCATTAATGCCGCTCGATCGAGTGGGTACAAACTATAGTGATAATGGGAGTGGCAACGATGCGCAAACGCAACCAAATGCCGATAGCACAATTCCAAAGTAAGCCTGACATGCCATTTCCGCTGGCGCTTGATAAGTGGAATCCGGATATTAAAGCGGCTGATACTACAGAAAAAACCATCAATATCTTGGACCCTATCGGTTACGACTGGTGGACAGACAGTGGCATTACTGCCAAGACAATCGGCGCGCAGCTCAAGTCACATGCTGGAGCTGATATCGTAGTGAATATCAACTCACCCGGTGGCGATGTCTTTGAAGGCTTGGCGATTTATAACTTGATGCGCGAATACACGGGGCATATCACGGTGCGCGTGTTGGGCATTGCTGCGAGCGCCGCGTCATTTATCGCCATGGCCGCCGATGAGGTGCAGATTGCCCGCGCTGGGTTCTTTATGATTCACAATGCATGGACTGGCGTGATTGGTGATCGCAATGACATGCGTGATATTGCCGATTTTCTTGAGCAAATTGATGCAACCATTGCGGATATTTATCACATCAAGACCGGTATCGATGTTGCCGAATTGGCTGATCAGATGGACAAAGAAACGTGGATTACCGGGAAAACTGCTGTTGATAGCGGTTTTGCCGATGGCTTTTTGGCCGCTGATGCGGTCGAAGAGCAGCCAAACAACCATGCCAAGGAGCGTATCGCCGCCCAAAAGCTAGATTTATTGATGGCCAAGGCTGGCATGACGCGCAGTGAACGCCGCAACCTGATTAAAGATTTAAAGAGTACGCCAAGCGCTACTCAAAAGGATGCTACGCATGACGCTGGCATTGACTTAACCGAGTTGATGAACAATCTGCAAAATGCGATTGAAACCATCAAGTCAAAATAACCCAAATCATTCACATGACCGCCAAGATAGGCGATTTTTTTACGAGAGAAATCTATGAGTGAACATACTATCGATCAAGCTGCCGAGCAGCTTAAACAAGTCAATGCTCAAGTCACCGAACTGAAAGAAGAAGCATTGAAAAAAGCCGACAACGCTTTGAAAGAAGCCAAAAATGCCGGTGAACTTTCTCAATCGACAAAAAATGAGGTTGATAAGGTCATCACTGATCTTAACAACATGCGCCAAGAACAAAACACGCTACAAGCGCAGCTTGGAGAAGCGGAGCAATTATTTGCACGTATTGGTCAAGGCAATGCACTTCCTACTGCTGCTCGTGCGGGTGACTTGGTGGTAAAAGACGCTACCATCATCGCCCAAGTTGGTGCGATTACCGCTGGTAAGCGCTTGTCAGTAGCAGTGCCTCGCAATGCCTTGACGTCATTTGCGGTCAATCCCGTTGATGGCAATACCATGGTAATTAGTGCGCCATTGAATCGCCTAACTGTGCGCAATCTACTTTCACCGGGTGAAACTAGCTCAAACGCTGTGGCTTACTTACGCGAAACCGGTTGGACCAACAATGCGGCGCCCGTGGCAGAAAATACCACCAAGCCGTATTCTGACATCACTTACGAAGAAGTGTTATCAGGTGTCAAAACAATTGCTCACTTGCTCAAAGTTGCCAAGCAAACGCTTGATGACTTGCCACAATTACGCAGCGTGATCAATGGCCGCTTGCTGAACGGCTTAAAGCGTGTTGAAGATGCGCAGTTGCTATTCGGCACCGGTGTTGGTGTTAACTTGCACGGTATTTACCCACAAGCGACTGCATTCGTTAACCCAAGTACGAAAACGACGCCAAAGAATAGCTTGGACGTTGTTCGTTTGGCCATGCTGCAGGTTACTTTGGCAGACCTTAACCCAACCGGTCATGTGCTACATGATATCGACTGGACGGACATTGAGTTGATCAAAGATGCGTCAACCAATGGCTATCTGTTTAGCAACCCATTTGGCACGCTTGAACCACGTCTATGGGGCTTACCAGTCGCGCAGACTAACCAGTCTGGTATGTTGGGTAACTTCTTGACCGGCTCATTTGCTGATGGTGCGCAAATCTTCGACCGTGAAGATGCTAACGTCGTGGTGTCTACCGAGAATGCAGACGACTTCGAGAAAAACATGGTGTCTCTCCGTGCTGAAGAGCGTCTAGCATTGGCGGTATACCGTCCTCAAGCCTTCGTTAAAGGTTCGTTGACCGTAGCACCGTAAGGCTAAACTTCTGATTTTTGCATCAAAAATGATGTGAAATTCTAAAAACGCATCGGTGTTAATCGCTGATGCATTTCTCTTTTAAAAGGAAAAACCATGAAAATTAAATTTATTGAAGTTGGCGCGATGGGTAATCAGGTGTTCTTGGTAGGCGATATCGCTGAGGTAAGCGACCAAACCGGCCAAGAATTGATTGATAAGGGCTATGCTGAAAAAGCCGCTGACAGTGCCAAAGTGACCGAGCCACCGAAACCGGCTCAAGCTGCGCGCACCACCAAAACTACCGCAACCAAAGCTGAAGATGATAAAGCATAACCAATAGTTTTGTATTTTCGCTATTTCTGCTTTGGCAAATCAAAAAGAGCGATTGGCCAAAGTGGTTTTACTGAATTTATAAAACTATTTGTTATTGATAGGTACATTATGAGCATTATCCCCATCGATGTTGCCATGCAACATGTTTATGCTGACGAGGCCGACCAAGCTCAAGTCGAGCGCAAGCTATCTGCCGCGATTGAAAGCGCTGAGCAGTACATTGGCCGCCGTATCTATGCCACTGCCGATGAGCTGTCAGCGGCGCGTGTGTCAGCTGCAGCGAAGCTACCTGAAGTAGTACAAGTAGCTATCGCTCCAATGCTTGATGAATACACGACTCAGATGATGCGCGAAGTCAACGAAGAAGCCAAGTATGAGCTTACCATGCAACTGCGCGGTATCGTTGTGAATGATGCGCTCGAAACAGGGATTTTGCTGATTCTTGGGGATTTATACGCCAATCGTGAGAATACCACAGATAAAGCGGCCAATGAGTTACCCATGGGGGCGAAATTTCACTTACAACCTTTTCGTCGCATGTTGGGGGTTTAGATGATTTGCAAAGGTTGCGAAGCGCGACGCGAATGGATTAAAAAACAAGCGGAGATTGCAAGTGAGCGACTCAAACAACTGCTGCAGCGACTTAATGCTTCAGCTGATCAAACAAAACAACCAACTGATTCAACAAAACCAACGTCTGATTGAGCAGCACGAAGCCAAAGACGAAATTATTTTGCAGTCACTACAACAAAACAATGAATTGCTTGCTCAAATGTACGAGCAAGCAGATGAGCCTGAGGGCTCACAATATTTGGATGGTTAGTCATGGGCATTGCAGCAGGTGAATTACGCCACAGGGTCACTATTGAGCAATACGGTGGCGGTGGGCGCGATGAAGATGGTTTTGAGATTGCATCGACGTGGGCAGAATATGCAAAAGTCTGGGCAAAAATCACCCCGTTATCGTCGAAAGATTTAATCAATGCCCAAGCCGCGCAATCAGAAGTCATTGCCCGTATGGTGGTGCGTCATCGTACTGACATCACCACAGATATGCGCGTAATGCACCGTGGTCGAATATATCACATCGCTAGTGATGGGCTTGATGACAACCAAAACGGGCTGATTTATACCACGTTTCAATTATCTAGCGGTGTCGAGCGCTCAAGGGGCGAATAAATGGCAGAACAAATCGAAGGTTTGGATGACGTCACCGCCAAAATGCGCGAGCTGTCAAACCCAAAAAAGCAAAAAAACGCAGCTACCCGCTCCGCGCGTAAAGCCATGGCGGTTGTGAGAAAAGCCGCAGTTGCTAACGCCAAGGCGCTTGATGACAGCAATTCACCTGAGCGCATCTGGAAAAATATCCAAGTTAAAGCCAGTAAAACAAAGCAAGGTTTTGTGTTGATGCGTGTTGGTGTGCGTGGGGGCGCTATGTCTTATGCGAATACTACCGCGAATCGCCGTCAAAATCGTGTTGGTCAAACTTATGCAACTGCAGGTAGTAAGGAAAATCCCGGGGGTGATACGTGGTATTGGAGGCTAATCGAGACTGGCCGATCTGGTGTACCGGCTAGACCATTTTTGCGACCCGCTTTAAATAACAATATTGACAGCGTACAAGATGGGTTTGTCACTGACTTTAAAGACCAATTAGACAAAGAGATTGCCCGATGAGTTTCTTACCCATTTACCGTAACTTAAACGCCAGCGCTGAGCTTAAAGCGATACTTGACCCATCCAAGCAAGTCTTTGAAGACGTTGCGCCGCGTAAAACACCACTGCCCTACATCGTATGGCAGACAATCAGCGGTCAAGCCAATAATCACTTAGATGCGCCAGCAAGCTTTGATGATACCCAATTTCAATTAATGGTGTACGACACTGACTTACAACGAGCATATCGAGTACGCGAATTGGCACGTCAGGCGCTTGAAAATAAGTGCTGGATAAATAATCCCGCGCTGTCAAATTATGAGCCTGATACCAAGCTTTATGCCCGCGGCTTTGATGCCAACTGGATTTTAGAACGATAATTTTACCACTGCCCGCTACTGCGGGTTTTTTAACGCCAACATAGGAGTAGCTACTCATGGCAAAAGTAACAAAAGGCGTGCGCACACAGGGCACTAAGGTATGGATTGAGCATGGCGATGCTGCCGCACCAATTTTAACGCAAATGGACTGTATCACATCTATTAGTTTGGGCGATGATTCAGTCAGCGACATTGACGATACTTGTCTTGAAGAAACTGATGTTAAGACAAGCCAGCCAGGTTTGACAACCCCAGGCGATGGCGAAATCGTTATCAAAACCGACCCACTAAACGCATCACACATGACGATTTTACAACTTGCTGAAAACCGCGAGCCAGTGAAAGTATATATCGGCTGGTCAGATGGTACAACCGCACCAATACTAGCAACCGATACTGTTACACTGCCAACAACACGCACCTTTAGCTCATTTGATGCTATTTTGCGTATCAACTCACCAACGTTTGAAGCTGATAGCCTAGTTGAGCATAAAGTTTCGCTGAAGCGTCAATCAAAAGTGACAACTATCGTCAAAACCACACCATAATCAAAAACCCAACAACCAAGCCGCCTAACAAGCGGCTTTTTTCTAGGTGAATCATGTCAAAATTATCATTAAAAGATATCAAAAACGGCTCATTAATTTCAAACATTCGCGATGTAACCATTGAGTTCCCCTTACCCGATGGCGAAATTGGTGAAGTTGATGTGCGTATCAAAGAATTGGCATTTGCTGAAAGTGAGCGATTTCGCAAGCGCTTGGGGGAACAAGACGATTCTGTTATCCCCGAATGGATTGCCAAGTCATTGGTTGATGAAGACGGCAAAGTAATGTTTACCAAAAAACAAGTCGAAGATAATTTTATCCACCCGCTTGCCAATGCCATTTTTGATGAAATTTTTGGGACAAAAAGCCTAAAAAAGTATCTGGACAAGAAAGCAGAGGTCGAGGGCAAATCGCAGGAGAAGACGAGCTCTTCTTCGAGTTAGCATTAGCCGGTATTGGCGGTAATACAATCGCTGAAGTTAAAGCCACACTCACTGAAACTGAAATCATGCAGTGGGCAGAATACCGCCAAAGACGTGGCAGTCTAAATGTTGGTAGGCGTGTAGAACAGTCCATCGGTAATTTAATGGCGTTTTATCACAATGGCAAGGTTGAAGCGCATAAACGCATTGACCCGCTTGAGCTAATGCCACATGAAGATGATATTGAAATATCGCTTGAGGAACAATTGGCTGACTTTGTTAATGTTAATTGATAAGTTTAAATCTTTTCGATATGCTACAGGCTCACCCTTAAAGGAAAAGATAGTGTGAAAAAGTTATTATTGTTAAGTGTTTTAGCGGCTTTACCATCTTTTTTATATGCTGCTACCAACTCAAAGCCTGAACTCACACCAGATCAGAGAGCAACTTGCTATAGGTTTGACAAAGATACTGTGATTGACACAGGTACTTGTATTGTATCGGCTGGAACAGTTTCGGGTGGAAATTATTTTAATCTAAGTTATAGACATAGAAACTATGAATTCGTCTACGCTTATAGCGATGATAGTGTATTGTATACTAGAGATGGTTTATTCAGGCGCAAACACTTTGACGATATTGATGAAAATGAGCTGTTATACTGCTTTAAAAACCATCCCTATGATATCTGTTATATGTACTAAAATTTATCGTCAATGCTATCATGGCAAGACTTAGTTAAAACTCACTAACCCTAAATCATAATTACAACCCTACTAGGCTTGCTTAGTGGGGTTTTTTAATACACAAAGGAAAATACTATGGCAACATCATCACTAGGCAGACTCACCCTTGACCTGGCGGTGAGATTGTCAGAATTTACCGACGGTATGAGCCGCGCAGAGCGTGAAACCGCTGATCGCACACGCAATATGCAAGAATCTGTAACATCCTTTCGTGAGCACTTAGCAAATGAACTCGGCGGTACACAACTTGGCGGTATCATTGATACCTTCAATGAGCGGTTTGGCTCAATCGAAGGCAGTATCACCAAGGCGGGCGCAGCATTCGCTGGCATGGCTGTGGGCGGCATCGCCGTTGGTTTAGGCGCATTGTCAAAAATGGCCATTGAAACAGCCAACGCTGACGCTCAGATTGCGCAATTTTCCAACCGTGCGAATGTGGGTGTTGAGAGTTTCCAAGTATTAAGTGAAGCGGCTAAAGGCTTGGGCTATGAGCAAGAGCAGCTCGCTGATATCTTTGCCGATATGCAAGAAAAGCTTGGCGAATTTTCGATGACTGAGGGCGGCGGTGCAGCTGATTTTTTTGAGGCACTAAAAAACAACACCGAAATGACCGACGACCAAATCCGTCAGCTTGGTAAAACCTTGCAGGGCAAAGATGGCATTCAGGCGGTACAACTGCTTAAAGATAAAATGGATGAGCTTGGGGCAACGTCTCAAGAGCAGCGATTTGTCTTTGAAAGCTTGGCCAGTGATTTGACCAATCTTTTGCCGTTATTTGAAGATGGTGGCGACTTACTAGCCGCTTATGACGAAGAGTTACGCCAAGCCGGTATCATCACCAGTAAAGAAGCGATTGAGCAATCAAGGTTCCTGGCGGCTCAAACACAATCAGTCCAGCAGCGTTTTAGTGTGTTTGGCTCCGAGCTTGGCCGAGTAATGATTCCTATCTTAGGCACATTGCTTCAGCATTTTATGGCCGGCGGTAAACAAGGCAGCGCATTTGGCACTATTGTGCAAGGCATTGGCGTGATTGCCAAAGGTGTAGCGGCTGTTATTCTGACCTTCAGCACAGCTATTGGCATGTTCGGCAGCACCGTCGGCATGGTGATGGCGCAGCTTGCTAATCTTGGCGAAATGTATGTGGCATTTAATAACGCTGATGGCCTTGTTGCCAAGGGTCAAGCGCTTGCTGCTGGATTTGGTCGAGCATCTAGTATGGGTAAAGACTGGTGGGATGGTTTAGTGTCTGATGCCAAACGTGCTGACGTTACCATGCAGGCGCTAGTCAATGGTCAATCAGGTCGCTTGGATAATTTAAGCCAGATTAATTATCTACTTAGTCAACAGCAAAAGGACTATTCCAAAGGCATTAAAATCAACACGGTGCAAGCCGAAGAAAATGCCAAGGCGCTTGAAAAACAGACGGCAGCAAGAGAGAAAAATACTAAGTCGATAAATGCACAGGCTACGGCTACAGCTCGCCTTGTCGGTATCAGCGGCAACAGCGGTATTGGCAGCGGTGCGCATTTAGATATTCGCGCATCTGGCGGCGGTCGTCGATTAACTTCGGCAGAATTAGCGCGTTTCCAAGCCGATGGCAAACCATTGACCGCTTATCGCAAAACATCTGACTATGGTTATCGTGGCAATATCGGTATTAATGGGGCATCTAAATACCATCGCGGTATTGACTTTGCTATGCCAGTGGGTACACCAATCACCACCAAAGTACCTGTTAAAAATGTCAGTAATTTTTATGACAGTAAAGGCGGCGGGTACGTTCAGCGAATTGTGTTTGAAGACGGACTATCAGTTGACCTACTTCATCAGTCACCCGCATCAAAAGGTATCAAAGGGGGTTCTAGCGCCACTAAATCCCCTTATTCGTCTGCTAAGTCAGAATCATATAGTTTGATTGCCAAATCAAATGAAGATGCCAAACGCGACGCCGAACAGCGAGAAAAAGAACGCCAACGTCAGCTAGAACAAGATGCGCGTGACCGTCAATCACTTGCTGAGAAATACTATACTGAAGAACAACGTATCAATGCCGAAAATGAAAAGAACATGGCGGAAATCAACCGTCTATATGTCCGTGGCACTAAGGAATATCATGATGCGTTAGTGCTTGAGAATGAGCGTTATCTTAAAGCATACAGTGAGTATGAGTGGAAACTTGGCGAAAAAGCTCGAGCGCAATTAGCACTAATCGACAAAATCAAAGACGACATTGGCAACAGCGCTATGCAGTCAACCAATGACTATCTTGATGCAAGTATGAAAGCGTCAATGAGTCCCGAGCAATACAACAAATGGTCAATGCAGCGTGATTATAACAATCAATACTCATCGCTATATGGTCAGTATGAAAACCGTCAAAATGAAATCAATGCCAAAGACGACCAGGGCAATTTTAGAATTGATAGCGAAACCGAGCGTAACGCCTTACTTGAACAAGCAAGGCAAGAGCATTTAGCCAAGATGTACGTCATGGAGGCTGATCATGCTGCGAAAGTTAAAGAAATGAACGATGCTGATTATCAACAGCGTTTAGATAACTACGGTAACATGATTGGCGGTATGACTGAGTTAACCCGAGCTTTTGCGGGTGAAAACTCAACGGCTTATCGTGTAATGTTTGCCGCCCAAAAAGGTTATGCCTTAGCCATGGCAATTATTGATGGTAAAGCAGCCGTTATGAAAGCATGGGCATCTGCTGCGTTCCCTTATAACATTCCTGCTGTTGCTACCGCAATCAGCCAAACAGGTATATTACAAGCGGCTATGTCAGCAGTATCACCTAAAGGCTTTAGCACAGGCGGCTACACTGGCAACATGGGTGTGAATGATATCGCTGGCGTGGTGCATGGCAAAGAGTATGTACTTAATGCAATGGCTACCAAGCGAATAGGCGTTGATAATCTTAATGCACTTAATCGTGGTGGAAGTCTTAATGGTGGCGTGCAAGTCAACAACTATGCAGGGGTAGCGGTCACAGCCAAACAGGAAAACGGCTTGACGATTGTGGATGTTAGAAATGAATTTGAGCGTCAAATGAAAACGCAAATGACAAATCCAAACAGCTCAATTAGCAAGTCGATTTATCGTAACTCAACAGCTAGACCACAAAGGGGTTAATATGGCTTTACCACAATTAATACTTTGCCCATTGCGGGATAGCTATAATCTCACCTTTGGCGATGACGTGGTGACTACTGAATACTCAGACGGTATGCCACGTCAACGCATGGATAGCACAGGCAGACCACACCATACGCCCATAGGCTTTATCAACTCAAAAGCGCAACAGGACTACCTGACTGCGTTTTGGCGTATCAATCGTGCTAAACCCTTTAGTATGCAGCTACTGGGCGATAACACAACGCTAGAGTGGTACGAGTGCCGCTTTATTTCACCACCTACTTTGAAAGCCTTAGCACCCAATGTTTTTGACTGGTCATGTGATATTGTAGTCAAGCCCAAGCCGTTAAACTTAGAGATGGATAAAACCATCGTGGCTATCTATGAGCAAACAGGCGGTTACACGGATAAATTTTTCAATCTACTTGAAAAGTTAGTGAATGTTGACTTACCTAATGCTACAGGGGGTTTAAGTGCCTAATTATGATTTTTATTTAAAAGGCAATCCCGATGATGTGCTATTACAGCTTGTTGAAGTGACGCACCCAGCCTTTAGCAAGGTGTATCGTTATGTCAAAAATGCAGTCGATGGGGTCACGGTTAAGCATGAAAACGGTATCGATTATTGGTACGAATACTCACCGCTTAGTATCAAGAAATCAAAGTCAAGTGACGATTTAGACCAGTCGCTTGATATCGGTGTCGGTGATTTGGGCTTAGAATTTCCGCTTGAGATTGATAGACTTAGGGCAAGTAATTACTCACAACAAAAGCCTAGCTTACACTACCGTGAGTATTTAATGAGCGATTTAACCAAGCCCATGCTATCAATCTTGAATTTGGAAGTTACTGACTATCACCCAAAGAGCAACGGTGCGCTATTTACTTGCCGAGCCAAGCAGTTAAATCTTAGCAAAACAGGCGAAGTTTACACGCTTGATAAATTCCCTACCATGCGTGGGTTTGTGTGATGGACTTTGACAAGATACGCTACGACAAAGACCACTATTGCTGTGAGAACTTCCTAATCGATTGCTACAGGCATTACAAGGGTGTTGACCTATCTGACAAGCTGCTATCAAGCGGATTTTTTAATGCTCAAAAACTGCGTAACTTTCGACAAGTGGATAAACCTAAGCAATTTACGATTGTGTTATTTAGAGATAAAGCCAAGGCTCATGTGGGTATGTGGTTTGACAACAAAGTATTGCATTTAGACAGTCAAGGCGTGTTATTGCAGCCGCTTGATGTGGTGTTGATGAATTTTAAAAGGGTACAGTTTTATGAATATCTTTAGACAGCCGCGTGAATTGATAGTCATTCGCAACCCTTTTGAACCGCAGGAATTTGAGCAGTACAAAGGGCATGACTTAGACGCGCTCATTCGACAGGCGTTTCCACAGGGTATTAATGATAGCGTTAGGTTTTATCACGGTAACTTGCTAAAAGAAGTGTTTGCCGAGCGTGACAAACAAGGCGTGGATAAGCTGCTTAAGACAGAAGGGCGTATTTATGCAGTGATTAAGCCGATGGGTTTAACCCCTGTTGACTGGATTGTGATAGGTGTGTCAATGCTTGTATCGGTAGCGGTGTCGCTATTGATGCCCATGCCTAATGTAAATCAACAATCAGCACCGCCAAGCCCAAATAATGCGTTAGCGCAGCGCACGAATAAGCAGCGTTTAGGTGGGCGTATTCCTGATATTTTTGGCACAGTGTGGGCGTTTCCCGATTTAATCGCACCAACTTATTCAGTTTATATCAATCACGATGAAACAGAATATAGCCTTATGTGTGTAGGTCGTGGCTACTATGATATACAAAAAGCGTATGATGATACGACACCCATAGAGCAGATTTTAGGTGCAACGGTTGATGTGTTTAATCCTGACATCGGTGTGTATCAAACACCTACTAAACGGTTTGGCAATGCCTACTCTGAGCTTGAAAACAAGTTTTCAAAAATGGTGGTAAAGCGTTATACATCGGTCAACGGTCAAGTATTAGCACCGCCCGATAATATTTTATCATCGGACACTATGACAGCAAAGCCTGATGGCGTAATCACGGCAACCGATACCGATTTTACAGGGCAGTTTGGTGTAGGTGATGCAGTAAAAATCACTGAAGCAGACAAGTTAAAATCAGCAAACAATCTATTAGACCCAAGCGGCAATCCTGTAACTTATAATCTTGACGGCTCTTATGTGGTGACTGCTGTTAGTAAGACCTCGTTAACACTTGATGTTAGCGGTAGTGATGAATGGGCTAAACTGACTACCAATGCAGACTACACCACTGGTAAATTCAACGTAAGCACAAGTAGCCAATCATTATGGCAAGGTTGGTTTTACGCGGATAACGGCGATTTCACCGATTTAATGCTAAACATCGTTGCACCAAATGGACTGTATTCGAGCGGTCAAGATGGTAACTGGCGTCCTGTTAAGATTGATTATCTAGTTGAATCGCAAGTTCTCGATATCAACAACAATATATTGAGTAACAATAGCCAAAACTTTTCGATTGCGGGTAGATTACGTGAAAAATACGGCAATTCATGGACGTATGATGATGGTGTTAGACGTTCTGCAGCTCAAACGGTGATGATACCTATACCAGTTAGACAAAACAGCACGGATAAAGTACGCTTTAGAATTAGACGCATTACCAATACCATCACAAGTAGAACCAACACGACAATCCAAGAAATTAAAATCAAGGATTTTTATAGCTGTCGTTATATGTATGGCTATGAGCAAAGCTATGACGCAACAATCGTTTACACCAAGACAAAAGCCACCGAAGGCGCGTTAGCAGTCAAAGAGCGTAAATTGCGCTTGCTTGTGCAACGCTACGTCAAAAACTGGCAAGACAATGACAATCTGATTTTGTCTAATCGCGCCGATGATATTATTTATCACATTGCTAGAGACGAGAAGTTAGCGAATTTGCAGTCGTATCAAATTGACATGGCGCAGATTAAAGCCGAGATTGATGCGGTTATTGATAACTTTAAAACGCCTTTATGTGCTGAGTTTTGTGCAACTTTTGACGATAACAACGTATCAGCAGAAGAAATGCTACAGATTGTCAGCAAAGCAGTGTTTAGCACCTGTTACCGATTTAACAATCAACTGAAGTTACTCTTTGAGCGCAGCATACCTGTAAGCGTGGCGATTTTTAACAGCCATAACATTTTGCCCGATACCTTTGACAAGTCCGAGAGTTTTGGCAATGAGTATGACGGCGTGATAATTGATTATGTTGAGCCTGTCGATGATGCGACTATGACTATCAATACCAGCGACAGCATAGCGAATCCGAAAAAAGATAAAATCATGGGGGTGCGTAACAAAGTACAAGCCCACATGCACATGATGCGGATATGGAATAAATTGCAGTACAGCTACAAGTCATGTGAGTTTACTGGCGGCGATGAAAGCGGTATTGTCATCCGCTCAAATCGTATCACGGTAGCCGACCAGTCAAGGGCTGACGTACAACAAGGCAGCGTTGAAAATCTTGAGATGATAGACAATAAAATCGTGCTATCAACATCAAACCGTGTGAGCCTTGATAACTCTAGCCACACTTTATTTGTGCAGACAGTGGACGGCAATGTTGATGCCATCCCTTGCAGTACGTTAAATGACTATCAAGTTGTCCTTAGCCGATTACCGAGCGGTCAAATTGCTATCGGTCATGACAATGTAGTCAATGCGGTGTATCAGATTGTCAAAGCTGAGGATAGTGGGCGAGATGCTTATTTAGTCAGTGAGAAATCACCCGAGAAAGGCTTAACCAATCGCCTAACCTGTATCAACTATGACGAGCGTTATTATCAAAACGATAGTGACTATCAAAATAACCTAATCCCAACTACCACCACCAACTAACCAATCCCCAAGCCACCACAGCCACCGACAAAGTGGCTTTTTTTATGGAGTAAAGCATGGCAGATATTGTCACAACAGAGCAGTTACAAAACGCATCACTTGACGTGCAGACGATTGAAAAATTTGTCAATGGCAGCGAAACACAAGTCAACAAACCACGCCTAATCCCGACAGTCGATATTGGCTCAATCGCTGAATTGCGTAAAAAAGTACAAGATAAGGTTGATTTGCAAATAGCCACGCTGCCCATAGGTCATAAAGGCTATGCAACCTTAGCTCTTGCACAAGCAGCGCAATCGACACTTGCAGCAAACACACTTGTCGAAGTGACTAACGACAGTGACAGCACTAAAAATGGTGTGTATCTGTGGAATGGCACAACGCTCGCAAAATCTGCATTTGACCCATCCGCTTTGCAGAGGTCGTTTGTGCGTACTGCAATAGATGTTTATGACGCATCTGCAAATAGCAACAACTACAACATGACGTTTGCTGATGCGATTGCGTCAGTACCGACAGATTTGCGTAAGCAAGGCTTGGTTGTACGTTACAACAATGCTGATGAGCGGCAGTTTGTAAATGGTAATTTAGCTAACTGGACAAGTGAGCGGTATTGGATTCGCCCAATAAATCCAAAAGCTGAGGGCAAAGTCAATTATTTTGATGAGCGCATGATTTATCAAGGATTTGTTTTTAGGGGTGCAAACGACCCACTTAATTTTTGTGCGATTATCCCGATTTTTCGTACTTATGGGGCAGATGGTGTTGAAAATAAGTTAAATATGAGTGCTCACCCCATCTCACTAAAAAATCAGGCTTGGGGGTTTCTGAAGGCTGATGGTTCGATTATGGACTCAGTCTCAGGTGCAACTAGAACTTCATTGGTTGATTTTGTGATACCAACTGATGCGGCTTATGTTTACATTAACTTAGAAACCAATAATACTACCTCGATTTATGGGGCAGGTAACGTAGATATCGCTAAGAAATATTTTAAATATTTCCCCGATAACAACGCCTCTAGCACTGTGTTTAAGCCCAATGCAAGTGATGGTGCTAGAACAGTTAACTATGGTATCCCTGCTGCCATACAAAAGTCTTATGACCGTGATGGTACAAGTTACATTACACCGTATTTCAAAAGTGGTTTGGCATCCTCTGGTGGTACACATATCGCTCAAATCATTAAATTTGTAGAAGTACAGAAAGGGCAAGAATCATTAGTTAATAAAACAAATGGTTTATACCGCAGAATAGTAATCACGGGTATTGTAAAAACAGCAGATGGTAAATCGGCTGGGGTGTATATTTCAGCCGAATCAGCAACTGGAGTTATGCAAACGCATTTACCTGCGTATGGTGCTATAAATGCCTATGGTTATGCGACCGTAGAATGGTCGCGTATATCTAATGAAGACCCCTTGCGTGTCCACATGATTGTAGACACTAATCTAATAGCTAATGGTCAAACAATTTGGATTAGTGAGGCAAGTGGTGAAATCCATCCAAGCCTACTTGAAAAAGCTGACCGTGTTACGAATAAAAATAAGGGCGTACAGCTAACGCATTTTACGGATGTAGGTGTGGCAAAAGCATCCTCTAATATGTCACAGGCAAATGCACAACCTGTTGCGCTAACACGTAGTATGACCAATGGTTTTATGTCAAACACAGTAAAAGGTGATGTGACTATTGACCATCAACAAACAGCCCTTGTTGCAACCAAGTTTGCACGATTTTATGGTAAAGCGAGTATTTATGCAGACGTAAAAGCTAACTATCCGAATAACCCAAAAATCACAATGTTACGCGAGACTTCGCAATTGTCGTTTAATGCAGGTACAGCAAGTGGTTATGGGGTGCTTGGTGCGACAATGGATAGTCAGTGGATTCATCCCGATATGTGTTATGCGCCTGAGGGTGTGGGCGGTTATAAATATTGGATGGTTAACTCAAATTACCCGAATGGTAATGACCGCGCAGAAGATGCTGATTTATTTGTTAGTAATGATGGTGTAAATTGGACTCGTTTGCGTGGGTATTACGAGTCAGATAGTGGTGGACTACCATTTAAGTTGCCACCTGTATATTGGAATACTGGCTATAAAAACGTTTTTATGCCAATTCCAAATAGAAATAATAACTCTTTTGAGTTCGCAGGCGAGGCTACAACGGAAACAAAAACCATTAAAGCTTATTTAGCGCACGACCCTGCAATCTCTTATCATGATGGTTATGTTAATGTGTATGTTATATATAATTTCGGTTTTACTGCTGACATAAATTTTATGACTGACAAATATGTCGTATGTTACCGTACAAATAATGGTATAGATTGGGAAATTGTACGAGAAGATGGTACGGCAATGCCTTACAACGACACCAATGCGATGTTGATTTTTACTAAGACAAACGGCGTTAGAAATCACATCCGATATATGTATAAATCAGCAGGTGGTGTGGGTGGTTCTGATTTATCACCCCAAGTTGTAAAAGTAAGCGATAACGAATGGTATTTTTATACTAGAGTTGGTACAAGTAATATGAATCTTGTGCGATACTCAGGTACTAGCCCATACACGTTTAATTGGTCATCATCGCAAGTAGTATCTAAAAATAATGCAACAGGTGGTGGTTTGTGGCATTTTGGCTTGCGCTATTACAATGGTGTATTTTACTGCCTAACAAACGGCTATATGTTTACATCAACAGATGGGGTTAATTTTACAACAACAAGCTATCCGTTTTATTGGCGTGGTATGAGCAGCGATATTTACAAACCTACGTTTGTAATTGGACACGATGGTAAAGTTAAAATGGCGTATGGTATCCAAGCATTGTTATCAGTGCCGCACCCATATATACCGCAGCAACCAAGTGACATGCTAAATATAAATCGTATGCAAGCCAACGTAAAAATCACAGCTACTTTGCTGTGTGAGTATGCAAGTATGGCTGATATTATTAATCGTAGCAACACAGCGACAGCAGACGCGTATGTTGATGTTATTGTCATGTGTATCAGTCAACTAACTAAATCAACACAGATACGATTGTTGCCATGCTTGCGTGATTTTGCTGAACTCGCAGCTACTCTAGATGTTGCTCACGATGATGAGGTGTATGTCATTGCTCATCTAAATACGCGCAACGGTGGTACTGTTAATTTTAGCGGTGTTGCGGTGACATTAGTTAATGGTGCGCGTTATTAAAAACTACAACATATTATTTATCCAAAGCCCACTCACCCGAGTGGGTTTTTTACTTTTAAGGGGGCGCTATGCCGCAAAATCTCATCGCAATAAAAATTGCGCAGTCTGCTGTATTAGCTGCGGCTAGTACAGTTGCAAGCGGCGTCAGTATAGCGATACAGCTATCAACGCCGCACGAATACTTGGGACTGCAAATCGAGTACAAGTATTTTTTGATAGCATCAATCGTGCTGTGTTTTATGGGCGCATTGCTGTCGCTGCGCGTCGATTTTGTTAAAAAATTGGATAGTAGTCAGTGGTCAAAAGTCGCAACTGCCATGCTCGCTGGGCTTGTCATCACATTTTTGATTTTGCCGGTGGCAGTAAGCACGCCGAGCGTACTTTTTTTAATGATAACTGCATTTTTTGGCGGCTTAGCTGGCACAATTTTGCTGCATTTAATCTTTGAGCTGCTCGGCGATAAAGAGTTGTTAGATGCGGTTAAAGATACGGTTAAGCAGTTTTTAATCAGTAAGTTTAAAAGCATTGCAACCTTTTTTGGGGGTGCTAAATGATGGACTTTATCAATGACGCTGTGCCGTTTGTCGGTTTAATTATTTGCACTTACGCACTGCTATCACACAAAGTTTGCACTGCAACGCGCATCAATGTGCTTAACTTTGTTTTATTTGTTGCAATTTATCTACTGCTCGCCCTTGCGGACTTCACTGGTTTTGAGCCAGTGGTTTGGACAGTAATTGTGCGATGTCTGATACTCATCATTACGATTAACATCATTATCAAAAACCACACCGCCAAGTAAGGCGGTTTTTTATCGTCTGGAGAAATCATGACACACGAAGAATTTTTCAATTGGCTTCGCTCGATGCAAGATGATAAGCGTCTAAGCCAAAATGAAGTTGATACAGCCAATGAGTTGTTAAAAATAACCACACCCGAACGGCTGAAAGCCTGGTTAATAGAAGTTAATGACTGGGATACTGAACAGTCAAAAAATGGCTTTATGCAGCTATCCAAAGCAGGCGTGGACTACATCAAGAAGTTTGAAGCATACCGGGCAAAACCGTACCAGGATAGCAAAGGCGTATGGACAATTGGCTATGGTAATACTTATTGGCCAAACGGAAAGCGTGTATCACCAAATGACAAGCCGTTGACTGAAGCTGAAGCCGCTGAACTTAAACGTACGATTACCAATCGTGATTTTGTGCCCTCAGTTAATGTTATGCTGCGCGATGAAATCAAAGATGGCAAGATTACACAGAATATGTTTGATGCCTTAGTGTCGCTGGCATATAATATCGGCACTGGTGCATTGGCTGGCTCGAGTATTATTCGCAAATTAAAAGCGGGTGATAAATTGGGATCGGCAAATGCATTTCGTCTTTATAACAAATCAGGCGGGCAAGTTTTAAAAGGCTTGGTAAATCGCCGTGAAGAAGAGCGTAAAATCTTTTTATCTTAA